CATTTACAACGGGTCGATAGTACTCGGAGCTTTTGAACAAGACGTATTAATTGACCATTTGAATATAAATTGGGATTCAATTGAATACGATTTAGAAATGACAATCTTCAAGAAAAACAATGTTAAATTAATTGTATCATGAAAAATTTAATTAAAATACAGGCAGAGTTGAAATGTCCGAAAGGTTCATTCAATGCATTTGGGAAGTACAAGTATAGAAGTGCTGAACAAATATTAGAGTCTTTAAAACCTTTACTTAACAAATATGATTCACTATTGTTAATGTCTGATTCAATAGTTGAGATAGGCAATAAGTTATTCCTAAAGGCAACAGCTTATTTAACCGTTCAAGACCAAACAGTAGAAGTAAGTGGTTACGCTGAAATGGGAGAGCATAAAGGTATGAGTTCTGAACAGACAACAGGGACTGCATCAAGTTACGCTCGCAAATATGCGCTTAACGGTTTATTCTTAATTGACGAAACAGAAAGCGACCCCGACTCAAAAGCACCAACACCAAAAAAGAAAGAAACAATAACCGACGAACGTTTACAAGCTGCACTTGAGAAAATTAAAAAAGGGGAGTACACAATAGAAAAATTAAAAGATAAATTTGAATTAACAGCTAAACAATTAGAGCTATGTTAGAAAAATCACTATACAAAATAAATGCTGAATACATGGAGTTATTTGGCAGAATAGAAATGGCAGAAGGTGTATTAACACCAGAGTTAGAAGAGGAGTTAATCATTAACAAATCGGAGTTAGAAGTTAAGTCAATTGCTTATGTTGAAGTTATTAAGCAAAGAGAAAGCTTAAACGACAGGATAGATGATGAAATTAAGCGATTACAATCAATTAAAAAGCACAATGATACATTGGTGTCAAGACTTAAATCAAACTTGCTACAAGCTGTAAACATATTCGGTAATTATGATGCAGGTTTTTTAAAATTTAGCACACGTAAATCTAAGCAGGTTGTTATTGATTACGATATGAATGACTTGCCAAAGCAATATAAGACTGTAAAAGTTACTGAAACAGCAGACAAGGTAGCGATAAAGAAAGCAATCGAAAGTGGACAAGAAGTTTATGGTTGTAGATTAGTAGAAAACATTAACTTAGCAATAAAATGAATGATTTGTATTATGAATCCACTTATGAGATTCAGCAATTAGAAGGAGAATATTTAGAATATTATTTAAAAACATTATGAAAAGAAGTATAGTTGACTTTAGCGACATCCCAATAGACGAAATAAGGATGCGGCTTAAGTACCAAAAGAAAAAGTATAGTGTAACAGAGTGCGTCAAAGAGGCGTTTAGAATAGCAAATAATAAAATAAAAGAAGATGAGCAAAAATGATTTAAGAATAGGGAATCGAATACAAAACTTCGATAGTAGTACAAACTTTAATTTTTAGATAAAATGTCAATTGAAAACAAAAACGGCAATTTTGCCAAACCGATGTTAGTGGCTGGCTTTCCTGGAACTGGTAAAACATCTTATTGCTACAGAGATGCTGATTATATGCCACAAGGATTTGCAACCGATAGCGATAGTAGTAAATTTGATAAGGCTAATTTTCCACAAAACTATATTGAGCATATCAAAGAAAAAATATCAGAAGGTTATGCAAGAATTTTCATTTCAAGCCATAAAGAGGTTAGAGATGCTTTAGTAGAAAATGGATTAGGATTTACGTTAGTTTATCCAAAAAAGGAATTGAAAGAAGAATATTTGAAACGATATAAAGAAAGAGGCTCTACTGATGCTTTTATAAATCTTATTTCAAATAATTGGGATTTATGGCTTGATGAATTGAAAAATCAAAAAGGTTGTAAACATATAGAATTAGAAAGTGGTCAGTTTATCGCTAACGTTTGTTAAGCTTGACACTAACAATAAAATAAAATAAATATGAAAAATGAAATGAAGTTCGTGGGTAAGATTACCAACATTTTAGAAGTGATTGAAGTAGGCGCAAACAAAAAAGTAGAGTTTGTAGTGACAGAAACGGAAGTGCAATATCCTCAAGCGGTAAAGTTTGGAATCTTTGGTACGGAGAAAGTAGATAAGTTTATCCAATACAACAAGGTTGACCAAATAGTAGAGGTTTTGTTTAACTTTAAAACAAACGATTATCAAGGGAAGTATTTCACGTCAATAGACGCGTGGAGAGTAAATAAAGTTGAATCAACAGAACCATTTTAACATGATAACAAGTGCAGAATATGAACAAGCATTAAGAATATGTTTGCAATATAAAAGTCAAATAAATGCAGAAGTAGAATCTGTTACAAACACTGACAAATTGTTAGTTAATATGTCCGCAACCAGAGAGATTAGCACTCGGCTTTTTAATATTGCGCGTACAAACTTAGCTTATTTTTTACCTTATTTAAAAGATGTGGATTCTTATGATTATAAATTATCAGATTTGTTAAAATTAGAACCACGGCAACTTTCAGGAATAAGAAACGTTGGTGTAACAATGAGATATGAATTTAAAAATTTAAAAGAAAAATATTCAAAATTATGAAAAAGAAAGCAACAAGCCTCAGCGATTTGACTGAGGCTAAACGCCTAAGGGCGATTGAATATTACAGTCACATAGCACGTGCAATGATGCTTTGCCAATCTGCACTACATTCCCTTGATGATGTATCAGATAATATGTTTCACAAGCACGAAATCAAACGTACAATTAACCAATTCATTAATGGTGTTGAAAGATTCGCGACTACATTTGTAGAGAATAACAACGAAACAATGGCTCAGACTTATTCAAACATAATCAAGCAGATTGACGAGTTTAAAGAAAACATTAAAGTACAGATACAATGACACCTAAAGAAAAAGCAGAAGAATTATTGAATAAAATGCTATCTAAGAATCCAAATAGACAGGATGGCATTTCAATGATAGATACCATACAAGCAAAACAATGCGCCTTAATTGCAGTTGATGAGATAATGCTAACGTCAAATAATATACAATTATTGTGTTATTTTGAAGAAGTAAGAACAGAAATAGAAAAGTTATGACAGAATTTGAAGGAACTAAAGAGAAAGCAGAAGGATTAGTTGATAAGATGTACTATGCTAGAAGGTATAAAGATGCAGAAGATTATATTCCTTTAGAGGCTTGGGAGCATGCCAAACAATGCGCCTTAATTGCAGTTGATGAACTTATTAAAAGTTGGGATAAAGATTTATATGAGAATTGCGGTACGTCTGAATATTGGCAAGAAGTAAAACAAGAACTATTGAAGTTATGACAGAATTAGAAGAATCAGCTCACGACGCATGGATGGACTTTACTTATGAATCAACAACACAATGTTTATACTCACAGGCTTTTAAAGCGGGATTTAAAAAAGGATATGAAAAAGGACAACAAGAACAGGAATCGTTGGATGATAGCAATGCAGTTTGATGTCGACCGTTGGAAGTTTAGAGAGAACAGAAAAGGAGTAATTAACCTAGGCAGAATGATAAGAAAAGCCTTTTATAACAAATACGATGACAACAATTAAAGAAGAAATAGAAGAACTAAAAGCAAAGTTAACAGGCAACCTTTTTGAAGATGGGGAGCTAATGATGGAAATTTATGAGTTGAAGAAACAACTTAATCCCGAAATAGAAACAAATCCCGAAGCGGACGAAGATGAAGACGGTTGTATTTTTTGCGGTTCGTAAATGAAAAAGTGTTTTAGCTGCAAGCGAAATTTACCCTTGTTTTTGTTTTTAAAAGACGATTCCAAATACCAAGTCAAAGCCGAAAAAGGCAAAACAAAAGTATGCAGGGTGTGCAATATAAAGCGAAGTTTAAAAACAAATAGTATCTTTGCAAGGGTAGATGGGAAGTTTATAACAATAGAAAAAACCAAGATTCAAATAATAAAACACTTTTTAAAATGAAAATTAAAGTTAGTACAAGAATTGTTTTCATATTTAAAAGCCATGTTGTTAAAGTACCCATAAGTTTACGTGGGTACTTACAATGTTTACAAGAAGCTTATATATGGGATAAGTACAAGCACTTAGGCTTATTAGGTGAGCTATACAGTTACAAACGTGGAATAATCAGAATGAAACGATACGACCCTATTAATGCAGTTGACCACTACGACATATCAGTTGTAAAAAAAGCGATTAAAGAGCTTGATATTGATATGTGCGACCTTTATAATAAAGCAAACTGGGGAGAATTAAACGGTAAAAGATACCTAATTGATTACGGTATTAATGAAGAAATATCAAAAATGTATAATTTATGAAATTAAGATGTATAGAAAAATACTTTGCTAATTTTACGTACGGTAAAGTTTACGAAGTTGTCGGGCAAACAAAGAGCTATATTTGGGTGATAAACGACAAAGGGCAAGATCATCAATTTGATACTTTCGAGAACTACTTTGAAGTAGTTACAGATAACGCACCAAGTTATTACAATAATGAGAAAGGTAGTTTGTACAAGTTTGCAGAACAACAAGGACTAAATGCATATGAATTTGATTTATGCAAAAGGATTATAAGATGCAGAAAAAAAGGCAACTTTGTACAGGATTTAGAAAAGACAAAATTTTTAATTGATTTATACTTAAAAGAATGGAAAGAGAAATAATAAATTGGGCTAAGGCTAGAAAGTTAGATAATCCAGATAATAAGTTTCAACAGCTTGCAAAGGTCATGGAAGAGGTTGGGGAGCTATCCTCTGCAATATTAAAGCGAGATATTTCAGAAACGATTGACGCCCTTGGAGATACTTACATCACACTTGTTATATTGGCCAATCAAATGGGCTACTCGTTAGAAGACTGTGCAAATAGAGCGTTTAAAGTTATTGAATACAGAAAAGGCAAAACCGAAAACGGTACGTTCATAAAAGAGTAATGAACAGAGAAATTGCAGTTATATGCCCTAATGGTATCGTTAAGTTTTATCGTGCTGATGGAACGAGAAACTCTGAACACCCTGATAGTTTTTATAGACCTGAAGACATCGAAAAACTAAAAAAAGATTTTATAGTTAAATACGCAGAAGATTTATGGAAGTAATTAAAATATATACAGTAATCCCTTATTTCTCTAATGGTGTTGAAGTATTTCAAAATGAAGTTAAATCTTTCACAACATTCGAAGATGCTGAAAAACACGGTTATGAATTTAATCGTCAAATGGGTAATGGGTTTGATATAGTTGAAAGTGAATTAGAAATAAATCAATAGAATAGTTTACTACCCTTGCAGCGATTGTTGTAAGGGTATTTTTGTTTATACACATGGATTTAAAAGAAGTAGCGCAGTATCATGATGAATGGGTAAGAATTGTTAAACGCTTTGGAGCCAAGACCGATGCTGAAGACATTGTACAAGATATGTATCTTCGTTTTCACAAATACGGCAAAGGTCAAGTAGTAACCAAATCATTCATTTGGATAATGCTGCGTAACTCTTTTTACGATTCATGCAAGCGGAATGTTTCAACAGTAGACATCGACCTTCTTGTTGATCTATCAGAAGACCAAAACAACAAAACATATGAAATTGAGTTATACTATCAGAGTGTTGAAGATGAAATAAAATCATGGGAATGGTTCGACCAACAACTATTCTTATTATATTTGCGAAGCGGAAAAAGTATGCGAGAATTAGAAAAAGAAACTAAGATAAGTTTGACCTCTATTTTTCACACAATTAAAAAATGCAAACGAAAATTAAAGATATGGCAAAAAGAGTATCAAAAGGATTTGGAGATACAGTAGCTAAGTTTACTGAAGCAACAGGGATTGACAAGGCAGTTAAATTCATTGCAGGTAAAGATTGTGGATGTGATAAACGTAAAGAAGTATTAAATAAACTATTTCCTTATAAAACACCTGAATGTTTAACAGAACCTGAATATAAGCTATTGGAAGAACTATTACCTCAAATTTCAGTTAAGATTAAACCATCACAACAAATAGAGTTTTTAAAGGTTTACAATAGAGTATTTAAAACAAACGAACGACCAACTTCATGTGCTTCATGTTTGAATGACATGTTACGTAAAGTTAGAATAGTTTTTAATGAATATAACAAAGAGTCTTTTCCAGAAGGGCAAGGCGGATTTTTAGGATGATTATAATATTAATTATTGTTTCACTTTTAGCGATTTTTAGGTTAATAAGAGACGCTATAATTTAATTAATTAAATTTTATTAAAAGTGGATAATAGAAAAAACAACGGTGGACATTCAACAGCAGGCAAAGCAGGAAGAAAGCCTTTATCAGACGAGATAAAAGGTTTTACTTTAGCACAACCACATGTTGAAGATGCTTTCAGAGTATTAGCTGAAATAATGATTGATGAAGCTAAAAGACCATCAGATAGGATAGCAAGTGCAAAGATTCTAATCGAATATGGTTGTGGTAAACCAAAAGAACATGTTGAACAAGACATTAACATTAACACAACAACATTAAAAGACTTAATCAGTTTTGGTAGTACTGAACCCGAAATATAAAACATTTGCAAATGATTCTAGATATTTCATTGTCACAGGTGGTAGGGGTAGTGGTAAGTCATATTCTATTAATCTACTATTACTACTCCTTACATACGAAAGCAACCATGTTATTTTATTTACACGTTATACCCTTACTTCTGCTCACATCTCTATTATACCTGAATTTATTGATAAGATTGATATATTAGATAAGCATAAAGACTTCCATATAACAAAGGATGAAATAATAAATCTAAGGACAGGAAGTAAGATACTATTCAAAGGTATTAAGACATCGAGCGGAACCCAAACAGCAAATTTAAAATCTTTGGCTGGAGTTACTACATGGGTGTTAGATGAGGCTGAAGAGTTAACAGATGAAGATGTATTTGACAAAATAGATTACTCGATAAGACATAAAGAAAAACAAAACAGGGTAATACTTATTCTTAACCCTGCTACTAAAGAACATTTCATCTATCAAAAGTTTTTCGAGAGTAGAGGAGTTGAAGCTGGAGTAAATACAATTA